AATAATTAAGTTACCGGGTAGTAAATCTACTTCCTTTTCCACTTGTTCTCTAAAATTAGTAATTTTACCCACATCATGTCCTGTAAAGAAAGCGTCATATCGTCTACCTACATAATCAGATCCTAATTCTAGGGTGTAATGTATTACATTATAACCCATTTTAACGGCCCATCCACCTAATGCTACTAGTGTCCATGATTTACCTCCTCCTGGATTACCAAATATTAAACCAAAGTCGCCTCCGCCTAATCCACCTTGCATTATATTGTTAAATGTATCCCAAGGTGTAGCTATAGCTGTTCTGTGTTCTTCACGGTAACGTGACTCAGTATCTTTGTTGTATTCATGACCTAGGTTCTTATCTTGGCCTGCTTTAAGAGCATTGTCTACTAAGTATCTTATAGAGTCGTAATCTCCAGCGTTAAGTAAATCTACACTACTTAACAGTGCTTTCTTTAACTGTTGGTTTTTACAGAAGTTACTAAATTCTTCTTGAACATACTTAAGATCCTCATCTGATGCTTTATATGCTTCCTTTAACTGTTCTTTAATAGATAACTGTAGTACTTCATTGTCTATTTTCTTCAACTCAACCTTTAGTACCTCCATTGTGGGTGGACTATGGTATTTGTCGTAGTATTTTAGTATTTCTTTTATGACCCATTTTTGTGATTGGTTCTCAAAATACTCATCACTTAATACGTCATGTATGTTAAGTAAGAACTCCTTATGTGTAAGGAGTGATGAAATAACTTTAATTTGGAATCCTGTTCCATATTGTGAGAGTGTTAGTAATGTCATTTATAACTTATTTTTTAAAACTGTTTAATATTTTGAACGTATTGTTTAACCAATACTCTGTATTTTTAATCATCCGACCTAATCCGTCTTCCTCATAGTACTTCATAAATTCGACAACATCCATTACTGGTATATCTTCTTCAACTATTGCGTCTAAAAATTCCTTCTCGTCCTCATCGATTAAAGGATTACCGAGATCCATTATTTTAAAGTTATTTTCTAGTCGGACTCGGTCCAATACCACTCTAGCATACACTTCATGTTCTTTGTGTTTATTAGCGCTTATACTGAATATATCTTCTAACACCATCGGTGTAGTTAAGAGTTCTGGATATTTCTTGAATATGCCTTTCTCTCCTAATCCCTTAACTCCCGGTACTTTATCTGAATTGTCGCCTAAAAGTGTCTTATATAAGATAAAATTCTCTGCTAAGACTCCAAACTTATTCTTGATGGTTTCTTTGTTGTAGAATTCTTTCTCGGTTGGACGATATACTATAATGTTCTCGTTTATGAGTTGTAAGAAATCTTTATCGTTGGATACAATATATACCTTGGAACCATGTTTTTCGGATAAATGTTTACTATAGTGGGCTATTATGTCATCGGCCTCTACCTTATCTATTGCTACTGTTTTAACCGGCAAACATTCTAAGTAATGTATTAGTCTACGTATTTGGTCTGATTTTGCTTCATTCTCATCATCTAAATGTTGGAACATATCCCAATTAGTAATACGGAAATTTCTTCCGGACTTGTATTCGGGGTGTAGGTTCTTCCTGTTAGTGGAAGAACCCATACCGTCGAATATAACATACATTGATGTTGGTTGAATTTGATTAATAAGCGTACCTAATGACCTCAAAAACCCACCCAATCCACCTATGTGGGAACCAGAATCATTCATCATGTTTATCATGGCAAAGTTCCTGAAGAACAAATTCAGTCCATCTATTAGGAGAACTCTATCGTGTACCTTATCCTCATTAATTTCATGCTCGGATAGGTTATTGAGCATATTAAGTAAATCTTTCTTCATATATTAATCTTCTTCTTCGTCAAATGAACCATTAAATACATCTAAACTCTCATTCCATTGTGAGTTATCTTCTTGGATATCGTAATTACCTTTACCCAAAATATCTACCCACTCATGTGAATGTTGTTCCTTATACTTCTTAATCACGTTTGGATCATCTTTAATGAAACCATGAACTGTAGATACAATAGTACCTTTTGTAGTAATTCCATTAACGTGATTCTTGTCACACGCTACTCTAGTACGTAAGGCAAATTCTACTTTTTTCTTGTCTTTCATCGCCTCAATCTTAGATGTACCGGCATTAGTAATATTACCAAATGTAAGACATAATGATGCGTCATAGTACATAGTATCACCACCTTTATTAGTCATACGAACTTGTTCCATTGGTGTTTTAGGACGAGTATTACCTGTCTTATTCACAATTAGTAATGTGTTAGTATACGGTACTGATTCCTTACGTGACATTACTAGTTGTTGGTTTACAAAATTACCAAACTGATTAGCAATAGCACCTGCGTTCCACATCGCGTCATTCTTACCATGATCTAAACTTAATTGGCATGGTATAGAACCGATTGAATCCCATATAAACAAAAGATCGTGTGGTAAATTACCTTTCTTTTGCTCATCTAACAAATCAATTATAAACGCTGCTATGTCCTCAATTGCATGTAATGTTGTACGATCTCGGTAAATAAAGAAACCATCATGGTCTACAATCTCACCATCCTCATTTGCGATGTCGTTCATTACAAAACCCATTGTTTTCCAGTGGTTCCAATCATGTTTCATTTCCGTAATAATAAGTACAGGCAATACACCCATCTTTTGAGAATTTACTGCGGCTTCAATTACTGTAGTTGATTTACCTGTATTACTTCTACCACGAACTGTAATAATATGACCCATTGGTATTCCTGGAATAGACAATGCTTCTTGCAATGCGGGTGAAAATGGTATCCAACGTTGATCTTTAAATTTCACATTAGACGCTAGTCCCTTTTTTTCCTTGAACTTATTCAAGTCAAACTTTGATTTAAGTTCGGATGATACAGCCTCCGTTAGTGAGGCTGTGTTTTTTGCTTTTGCCATATAACTTTATTTTGTTTTATTTGTCTTCTCCTTCCTCGTCTTCACCGAATAACTCGTCAAATTTATCTGCCTTACTTGTTGTTTTAGCTGGTGTCTTTAGAGCATAATTTGATGGTGATTTGTCTTCCTTACTCCATGGTAAATCGTTTGCTGGTTCTTCTGCAGTCGTTGCTTCTTCAACTGCTTCTTCTGGATTTAGCCATTCTTGAAGTGCTTGCTTCATTTCATCGTACGAATGTTTCTTAAACGTCTCCATCGGATTAGGTTGAAGATCCATTAACGACTTAACTAAATTCTTGTCTTCAGCTAATGGTGTTTGTTTAGTACGAGGCATAATAGTTGTCTTGTTATATGACGTACCAGTTACTTCAGGCCCTACTGTAGTAAGTGTAATGTCTCTACCTTCTGCAATATCAGTAAAGTCACCAACATCTTCATTGTCAGCTAAGTTAAGAAAATCCATATATGTTTCTTTACCAAACTGCCATAGTTTCACTCCTTCATTTTCTTGACCACGTACAATTACTGGAGCAAAGATACGTAATTTTGGGTCTAATTTTTTAGCTAAACGCCAGTTGTCTTTGTCGTTTGTTTTACGCAACTTCTTAGCAAATTCAACGATTGGGTCTTTCTCTCCCCAATTCGTGGGTGAAATCATTACTTTATTTCCAATACCATAATGGATATACAATTCGGTAAACGGTGTTGATTTGTTGAACTTGTTTGGTACAACACGAATCATCTGTTTCCCGATTGCTGGTTTGAAATAAATGTTTTTCTTTTCCCCGCCACTTCCTTGTTTTGACTGCATGGCACTCAGTCTTGATTTGATTTCTGTTAAATCCATAACTAAATATATTTTGTTTATATAATAATATAATTTATTTTCTTAATAAAGCCAAACTTTATTTCCAAAGCCCAAAAAAGCCTTCTTAACGAAGGCATTTGGTTGTATGTCTGTTGTTTTATCTTTCGTTTAATTGTGCGTAGTTTAACATTATTTCATATCCGTCTTTATTTCTTTTAGCTTTTACCACATATCCATTATCGGATAAAACAGTGTAACGGGAACCCATGTAAGGAAACTCATCGCCTTTTTTAAATTTAGTTTTGGGTTGAGTTTCATCAGCCTCGTCTATTATCTTACTAATTTCTTCTTTAATAATTTGTCGTAATTCTTGTTTGTTCATGTTTTTGCTATTTTATATAAATATACTACAGTTCAACTATCTTGTATATTTTTGTATTTAGTTGTTTAAATTCACCATGATTAGTTAACAATATTGAGTTACGATAGTGTTGCCACTCGATTGGAAAACGTGAGTCTACAACACCACCATTTAATTTCTTAATGAGTTCATTCAACGCATTAATTGTGTATAATGTGTTGGATTCTTTTTTCCTATGTACCAATATTGTATTTTCTGGAATGTTATTTACATTACCTTGTTCCACATTGTATGTTATTGTATATTCGTCTGTACTCTTAATATGTAGTACAAACATCTTGTTGTACATCACATTATAGGCATTCTTAATACCCTCAATCATTCCCTCAATTTCATCCAGGTTAGTGAATGTGCAAAACAGTCTATTGTTCAATGTATCAATGTTTAAATCAAAATCATATTTGTTATTCGCATTATACATATTGTGCTGTTTATTCAAAGTCATAGTTTGTTCCATAGCTGTGTTTAGTTCCTAATTTATGTTTCTTAAATATATCGTTTATATCTTCTAATACTTGTTCTTCATCTGTATCTAGATCTATGAGAAATGCGTCATATGTGTACAATACAATCTTAGTATTCTTACCCTTTAGCACCTTTACCATATCCTTTATTATACGACCATTATTTAACGTCTCCAACAATTGGAGTGTGTAATTAAATAATTTTTGTGGGTTCATGTCTGTTAATTCACTCTTGTGAAATTGCCTATCCATAACATTAATGTAACCAACATCATTGAATTGGTTCCACATCTTGTCTATGTGTTTTTGTACCAGTTTAAAGAACTCCCATTCTCTATATTCTTTCTGTATCCCACCATATAACTGCCTAAACATCAATAATTTAGCGTCACTTACATCAATACCAGCGTATGCCGCAAAATCAACATACGGCGTTTTATTGAACCTGTAATCAACTAATACCGCTGCTAAATTCGGGTGATATGCTGAAATATCTATCTCAACGAATTTGTCGTTCTCGGGTATAAATGCCTTACGGCAACCGTTTTCTTTAT